TTGATATCATCCGACATGGAGGCATTGTTCTCATACAGGAAGTATCTGCACTCGCTCTCTTTCACAGCACGAACGAACTGCATGAACAACTCCCAGCCGAGGCCACTGCTCGTTTTCTCCCTCGTTTCGGGCTTTTGAGCAATACTCCACCAAGTACAAGGGCTACCGCCGATCACGGCGTCGAACCCCTTGTATCTGGTAAAGTCAGCCTTGAAAACATCGCCACAGTGCTCAATCTGCGGATAATTCTTCTGACTGATCTTGATTGCGTTCTGGTCGATCTCATACGCGACATACCGTTCTACCGGGATGCCAGCGCGTTCAAATGCGACCATGCCGCAACTAATGCCGTCAAACAAACTAAGTACCTTCATCTCATCCCTCCATCAAATCTGTTGTAAACTTCTTGTGATTTCGTTCCAGGCACTCCTCGCAGACTAGGCATCCATCAAAATCGTACAGAAACTCATCATCAATCCGTTCACCGCACTCATCGCATATCGGAAGAAGCTCCATCAGCTTGTCCTGTTCAATGCAGTACGCATCCCAGTCAGCAGGAGGATCATCTGTGTATCGCATCAGATAACCCCCTTTATGGTGTTGATCTGCGCCGTGCTCATGCCGAACAGGTCAGTGTCAATCGGCTCGGTGAGAACCTTCGTGGTTGTACAGTATTCGCAGTTATAATCCTCACAGCGTTCTGCTTCGATCTCGCCGCGTTTGATTGCAGCGAACCGTTTGATGTCCCTGCGAACGATATCCATCGCGTCCTCCAGGTTGTAATCGTTGATTTCGCCGACCGCCAGGTGAGCAGGAGATTCCTTGGTTGCTACTACAAAGTAAAAAGGAAGTGTTTCTCCCGTGTTCTGACGGACGATTTCCTGATAGCATGCCGCCTGGAGATCGTAGCCCCAGTATTTGATCATCGGCTCAAACAGGTTCGGGCTTCGGAGCGAGGCCATGTACTTGAGATCAGCGATGAACTCGCCGGGCTTGTAGCTGTCCATCTTAATCTTGAACGGAACGCCCTCGATCTCACCTGTCATGATCCGCTGATGCTCACCGGACAGGTAGTGCATCATAAGCGGCTGTTCCTTGACGCGCTCGATGGTTTCCTCAGCCTGGACGAACTCAGAATACTTTCCCCCACCCTTCTTGTAGATGTCGCGCTCGTTGTCATACAGGAACTTCCTCATGGATTCCTCAGTGCCAGTGAGCGCTTCATCTACGAAGCTACCGACCATCAGAGCTTTGCTCTTTTTCGGAGGCTCCCATTCGCCATTCAGAATTGCCATCGCCCTTGCTGGACAGCGCTGGAAGCTCTTGAAAAGCGAAACACTGAAGAACGATTTGTCCTGGTAATAATTCTCCTCTGTCAGCATCAATCGTCCTCCCATCTCACGGCTGGTTGCTCATCCTTGAGCTTAATGCTGATGTGCACGGTTGCCGGAATTTCCTTGTGTTCCATTTCACCAAGCACGAAAGCATGAGCGAGGATGGATGACAGATTCGTGTCGCCCAATCGGATAGTGCCATACCCAGAAACGGCGAGAGTACCGTCGTAATCGATTGTCAGACGATTAGACATCGTGCACACCTCCACGAACGATCTCAAGGCTCTCTCTTGCTTCAATGATGATTGCGCTTGCAAGCTGACGCATACTGATGTTGTGCTTCAAGGACAGTGCATACAGCGCGTCGTATGCCTCGTCAGTCAGATTAACTGATGGCACTGTCGGGCGTGTTCTTGCAGGCCTGTTTTGTGGAATGTTGATTTTCACTATCTATCCCGCTCCTTTTATGTAGTTTTATTGTTACCTTGCAGTCGTACTTCTCGGAAAGGATCTTCGATAGTACATCTGCAATCCGTTCCTGTAGTTCCATTGTGGGCCTCCGTTTTAGAGTTAAGTTCAAGAATGTGGAACTTTACTGGTAAAAAAATATTTTACAATAGCTTCTGACGGGAAACCAAGAAGCTCTTTTGCCTTTGCAATTTCGTCGGTAGACCATGGCGTGTTACCACGTAGCTTCATCGACAAACTCGACGGAGCCATCCCGGCAGCTTGAGCAAACTTCTTACGGCTACCGTACTTGGCGATGATCAACCCAATCAAATCACTGTAATCAAACATTATTCCGTGCACCCCCTCTCAATAGAAGTTCCACTGTATTGCCGCGCATTCCACTTTTGTGAACTGCACAAGGTTTATTATATCGAAAAAGCTTCGGCTGTCAAGAGGTAAAATTCATTATTTTCGACCAACTACTTGAATTTGTGAACTTTCCATGATATAATAGTGTCACCTTTAGGAAAGGAGGACAAATATATGAAGGCCGAATTGAAGGATCGCTTGAAATATGCTATGGAGCTTAAGAACGTGAAAGCCATCGATCTAAGCAAATCATCCGGCATCCCGAAGAACTCCATATCTTACTATTTGAGCGGTCGTTCCGAACCAAAGTCAGACAGAATATATCTGCTTGCAAAGCTGCTGGATGTTTCAGAAGCATGGCTGCTGGGATATGATGTGGCGATGGAGCGGAGCAATACTCAGAAGGATGTCGATGAAACTGTTGCACTTTTTGAGCGCATAGAAAAAGACAGGGAGTTCAAGCAACTGATGCTGCGTATCAATCGCTTGTCCCCTGCCGAACTGGAAGCCGTCAAGGCTGTTGCTGCTGCGTTTCCCGAATGACGTTTTCCATTAGTATTGCATATATGGTAGATATGAGTTTTTCATCGGATGTATCCTCAATCATTTTCACAATTTGTTCTTTTAGGTAATCTGAGTAGTCATTCATGGGGTTCATCCTTTCCTGGTGTGTTCGGAAAAATTCTACCATAGCATTTTCACACTTGCAATATAAGTTACCTAATTCGAAATTTTCCGACAAAACAAGTCAAGTGGCAGGAGCGCATCAGCGCCAACCGTACGCCCCTGCCTGGCCGGAGTGATAGGTCATATCTGACCCCAGATACATCCTATCATTTTGCATATGAGAAATAAAGCCTAACATCGCAGGAAAATACGGAAACATAGTGGAAACGGTTTACCGTAAAACCCTAATTCGATTTGCAAAATGGAGTATTAAAACAATGAAGAAGAAGAACGCTTTTGCCGAAAAGCCCTATAATCGTTGCCTTTCCTGCCAGCATCGCAAGGTTCGCTGTGACGGGCCGCGCACATCTGGCCTTGAACTCGCCCGTTGGTGTGAATACATGCGTGACATGAAGGAAATCAACGGCCTGACAAATGCAGAAATTGCAGAAATTGCAGATGTGTCACCAAAGACCGTTGAACGTTTGATGGCGCTCAATGCCGATAAAGATATTTACCGCGATACAGCACGACGTATTGAAAATGCCATCATCGGCTCTACCAGCACATATCCGTGCTATCTCGCTTTTGAAGATGAACACCGTCCTGACGAGAAAATGAACGATGCCATGCGCGAATTGGAACGTGCGCTGGGCGATAACAATGAATACAAAAAAGTCCTTGATGACATTCATGTTTCATACAAAGCAGAAATGGCGACAATTCGTGAAGAAGCGCAGAAAAAGATCGACTTCCTGCTTGACCAAGTTGCAAAGCTGCGTGCCGACAATGATAACCTGTGGGCAGAGAACAACAGAAAATCTAAAGTAATAGATACGTTCTTGGCAAAGCAAGATTTTAGGTTTGTTGGAGGAAAAGACGGAGACTAAAGAAAAGAGGGATATAAATGACAAAGAAAGTATTGAGAGTAGCGTTTTACATTCGCGTATCGACATCAGAACAGGTGTCGAAGGAAAATTCGCTCCCGGCACAGAAAATCGCCCTTGAACAGTGGTGCGAAAAAAATAACGCAGTATGCGTAGGCCTGTACGCCGATGAGGGAAAAACAGCCGCCAAGGAGATCCGCAAGCGAAAAGAAATCCACCGCTTGCTTAGTGACGTTCGCGATGGAAAGATAGACCTGGTAGCATTCACACGTTTTGACCGTTTCACGAGAAACCCAGAAGAATATTTCAAAATGATGGAAACACTAAATTCTGCTGGTGTACAGTGGAAGGCCATCAATCAACCTGAACTCGATCTCAATACCGATATGGGCCAGACGTTGATTTTGTTCTACTTAGGTATGGGCCGTCAGGAAATCGCCAACATCAGCGAACGTATCAAGGCGACTTCTGCTGTTCGTATTCAAAAGGGATCGCCTGTAACTGGCGCACAATGTTTCCCATTTGGTTTTACCATCGGTATGGATGATCGCGGAAACAAGATCGTTATTCGCGACCCTGAGCAAGAACCTGTCGTGTGGGAATACATCCATCACTACGAATTGAAGCAGTCTCATCGGCTTGCTATGGAGCATTGCAATAACATGTTCGGGCTGTCAATCGGTTATAATTCCTACCGAAACATGATGAAGAATACACTGATGTACGGACATTACAAAGGCGTAGATGACTACTGCAAAGGATACGTCACCAAGGAACGTTTCGAACGCTGGAAAGCAATGAATAGTAAAAACATTCGCGTAGGCCAGAAGCGAAAGACATACATATTTACTCAACTTTGCAGGTGTAGCGAATGCGGTCATCGCATGTCAGGAACCACTAGTCATCCACGGCCAAATGATGTGTACTATTACTACAAATGCAATTTAGCCAGAATTGATAAGCAATGTTCTTTCAAGCACGGCTTTCCGGAAATCGAATTAGAAGCAAAGCTACTAGAGCGCATCAAACCGGAAATAGAACGCTACATCGACGAATGTGAGGTCGAAGATGCCCAACCAGTTGTGCGTCCGAAAGTTGATGTTGTAAAAAAACTGGAGAAAGAGCTTGACCGTCTAAATCTACAATTCCGAAAAGACCGCATCAGCGAAGAAGAATACGACACAGAATACGAGGCCTTGGTCAAAAAAATCAACGATGCCCGTGCTAAAGAAGCCGCTATCGCGAATCCAGTCAAACGCGACTTAGCGCCACTGCGAGAGTTCTTGCAGCAAGATATCAAAAGCATTTACTCAACTTTTACGAGAGAAGAAAAACGCACATTCTGGCGCGGCATCATCGACAACATTACGCTGCATCCTGATAAAACCATTGACCTGAAATTTTTATGAGCATGTTGTACTAACCGACATGCTCCATTCGGTGCTACACGGTTAGTACAACTCAAACAAACCCAGTCATAGCAACGAAAAAGAGCCGAGGACGACTCCCCGGCTCTTACTTTTATTTACTCGGTAGTGCTCTCTGCCAGTTCCAGCTTCTTGATTTCAGCATTGATCATCGCCATCATGGTATCCATGTCCAGCTTGATCTTGTGGTCAGCAAGGAACTTCTCAGCATAGGCCAGCTTTTCAGCGCCCTTGCCTGCGCCGTACAGCTTCTCGGCTGCTTCCACAGCGGTTTCAACCCAGAACTGTGCCTTCGCCATCTTTTCGTTGCCGAAGCGTTCACGGAGCCAAGGAATCAGGAAAACGGTAATGGCAGTCATAGCAACACTAATCACAAATTCCACCAGGAGATTGAAATCGAACATGATGTTTCCTCCTTATTCGTCGTTTTTGTGATGCATCTTGACGATCAACTCAAGCTGACCGAAACGAGCGTCGAGATCGCGAAGGCGAGAATCCAGTTTATTATGAGCCTCAACCTTCTTTTCAAGTTCTTGCAGTCGATACTGAACCAACTTGTTTGATGCAATCACACCAATCATGCTGCCCAGCAGTGTACCAAGGCCGGAAATAACAGCAACCACA